TGGTTTAAAAACGTTTATCGATTATAAATATAAAAAAAAGGGCCGCTTTCGCGGCCCTTTCTAAAAGTCATAATCTAACTTATTATATCAAGTTAAGGTCATGGCAAACTACTTTACCATAGAAGTCTGGGCGAACCATCTTCTTAGCGTAGCGAGTCATGATACCTTTTCTTGGTGTGAATGAAGTAGGATCATATACAAGCGGAGTCATAATTAATGGAATGTATGGGGCAAATACAGCACCTGTTTCAAGGAACTGATTACCCTTATAACCCATTAAGATTATGTTCTCAGTCATGTATGGGTTCTTATAAACTGTGTATCTAGAATTGATAGCACCGATTTTCTGAACACCCATTGCATACTTGTTAGCATCACCAGGAGAATCTGCTGCGAATCCAGGAATAGATTCTAAGATTGTGCTAATAGTAGGTGAAACTACCATAAAGTTAGCGCCTCCTCTTAAAGTTTTCTGGTGAATAGTATTACTTACTGATTGTAATTTAACACCTAACGTTTGGAACCAAGACATCTTAGTGTAGTATTGACCTGTACCATTTTCATCTATAATAGCTCCAGTATCGCTTACTTCCTTAGCAATCTTAGCACTCCAGTGATTAGTAGTATCCGTGTTTCTGATTAACATATCAAGGATCTCTAAATCAATTTCCATTGAAATGTACTCAGATAAGATAGACGTTAATTCTGCCTCAGCATCAATGCTATGGTAAGCATTTAAGTCCTGAGCGAATTCTGGTGTCCATTGAGCCTTTAACTTACGAGTTTTTGCAGTTACAGTATCACTTCTTAACTGAACGTTAATTTCAGGGATCTCTAAAGTTGAGTTTAAACCATTAGTACCACCACCAAGTGCACTGCTATTAGAGCCGTCTTGGAAGTCTCCTCTATCATCGAGGTTATCTGGACCTTTCTGGTATTTAATAGTTATAGTAGCTTTGTCTGCAGTACCACCTTTTACAAATAAATCAACGAATCCATTTCCTTCAGTAAAGGTATTGAATTGGTTAAAGTTTGTTAAGGAACCATCATTTACTACAAATGCTCTAACACCTTCAACATCTAAATCAGGTAATGAAGATGTAAGAACTCTGATAACATCTACGTCAGTTAATGCTTGTGCATCAATGAATTCTTGATCAAAGTTTACAGATGCAGTATCAGCAGCTGTTAATGCTGCAAACGAAGCTGTATCAGAAGCTCTATCACCAACAATTGCTGCAACAGTATTATCGCCTGCAATACCACCAGTTGCGTGTAATGTAACAGAAAGATCATTTATAGAATAACCAAATGCACCAGCACCATAGAGACCATTATTACGGCCTACTGCAGGTAAAGATGTTTTTTTAAGGTTATCCGTAGCCGAGTAAAGGCTATCACCGGCATTAAAGCCGGCTTGTTCAGTACCGTACTGGAAATCTAAGTAAAAGATAAGTCCAGAGGGTAAATTCATAGGCTGTACCGAAACAAGGTCCTTAGCAACAATTTCACCAAAGATTCTTCTAACGAGAGGTAAAGCTACGCCTGCGTAAGCTTCACTATCACCAGTAGAAACAGTAGCACCAGTACCTAAGGAACTAGCTTCTTTTACTAATTGTCTTGCTTGGTTTTCCAATAATACAGCCATGTTAGTTTTGTCTGACTCGTGGC